CGGCAAACGCCTACGTGCCGAAGTGGTAAAAGGTAGCGCAACCCCTATTGGCTTGTTCCAAGTATTGTACAAGTACTCGGACGAGAATTGCGTTATTGTGTTTGATGACTGTGACAGCATTTTATTAGATGACGTGGCCCTTAACTTGTTGAAGGGTGCATTAGACTCAAGCAAAAAACGTACCATCAGTTGGTTAAGTGAGAGCAGTGCTTTACGCCGTGAAGGCATCCCAGACCGTTTTGACTTTAAGGGTTCGGTAATTTTTATTACAAACTTGAAGTTTGACAAAATGAAATCGCAAAAATTGCGTGATCACTTGGATGCACTACAATCACGCTGTCACTACCTGGATTTGACCCTGGACACCATGCGTGACAAATTGTTGCGTATCAAACAGATTGCCAAAGATGGTGTGTTGTTTGCAGATTATGAATTTGAACCCGAAGTGCAAGACGACATTATTGACTTTATGCACACCAACAAGGACCGTTTGCGTGAGGTGAGCTTGCGTATGGCGCTCAAGATTGCTGACTTGCGCAAGATGAGTGTGCTTAATTGGAAGCGCCTTGCAGAGACAACATGTATGAAAGTGGCAGGTTAATATGGAATGGCAAATTTGGGATGAAGGTTTGTACTTGTACAGTGTTTACACCTTGGAAGAAGCCGATGAACACAAGGCAGTGGGCTTCGAAATTAAAGCATTAGAGTTAGTTTAATCTGGGCATTGGTTGGCTCCGGCCCAGACTTTGACAGGGACTTCGGTCCCTGTTTTTTTTGACTTTTGTGTGTAAATACTGTATACTAACAGAATGATTAACATTGTATATCCACATGGCGGCTACGGAAATTATCTGGTAACTGCGGATGCATTAAGAAATGTATTATGCAATAGCAAGTTACAAAACGAAACAATACACTATGCAAACTAAATTTCATTGCTTGGCCATTGAACATAATATTAGACTAGACTGCACCCCCCAATCTAAACTTAAAATTTTGCCTTGTTGCGTATATCAAACTAAACAAGTCTACAGTTCTATGGAAGAATACAACTCAAGTACAGAAATTCAACAACTTAGACTGGCCACAGATTGGCCCGCTGGATGCAATGTTTGTCAACGACAGGAATCAATTGGGCAAACCAGTTACAGAAATCATGCTGAGCATGCCTTGAAGGCAGTGACTGGTAGGCGATACGAAATAATGCCATCAAATGTGTGTAACCTTCGTTGCGTAATGTGTGATAGTAAACACAGTACCGCTCTTGCTCACGAACGATTTGCAGTTGGGATTGATGCAATCAACATTGCATACGAAGTCGATGTTGGACAACAGCAGTTAGAAATATTAGAACAAGACCATAATATCGAATCGATTAGTTTGATTGGTGGCGAATTTTTCTTAAGCAAAAAAAATCTTGAATTTTTAGACTTTGTGATTGCACAAAATGTGCCGTTAAGAGTAGTGACCAATGCTACAGTATTGTTAAACACACACCTAGAAAAACTAAAAAAAATTGCCAAACTAGAATTAACAATCAGCATAGATGGAGTTGGCACCGGATATGAATTTATGCGGTATCCGGCTAAATGGACAGTATTTGATGCAAATGTTGAACAATTACTTGCAACGTTACCCAAAGCAAAAATAAATTTTAACATGGTAGCTCAAGCACTAAACTTGCAACAATTAGTTCCAGTTATGCACTATGCAAATCAACATCGTCGCCCACTAATGGTTACAAATTTAGTTGGTCCTGCACACCTTGCCTGGTCCATACTGCAAACAGATGAAAAACAAGAATTGATTGCATTGGTGCATGAACAACTACAACACTATCGGTTGGCACAGGTTCAAGTGCAGGAAGTTAATCAATATATTGATATACTTGCAAACGTAAAACACAGTGTGCAACTGAGACAAAAATTTGAAGACCAAACTTTGGCAATTTATTCACGCAGAACTTTTGATTGGCCGGCCTTGAGAGAAGCAAACCTCCATCCTCGTATCCGAAACCCAGTGTTTGATCATAATTGAGCAACCAACACTTGCACCTTCACTCAAGATAGTGTATACTATACAAAATGAAACAATGCACAATACAAATACGTGATGAAGTAAATATCCGACTAGAAGACCTGGACTTGGATGTACGCAAGGCCTTGACCAATGCGTTCAAATATGATGTTCCTTACGCACGTTATTTGCCTGCGGTTAGACTTCTTTGCAATAATGTATTTAAATAGCATATGAATCTTGATAATACTCAAAAACAAATAGTAGTCAAACCCACGCAGGCGCTATACAAATGGTCTCGTATCTTTAATCGTCTTCAGCGCCAGTTCTTTGTTGAAGATGTAAAACTTCGACGTGAAAAACAAATAGAAGATTTTATTGTGCTCAACGGATTTAAGCGAGTGCGATTTAAAATTGACACAGACTTGTTCCGGGACTTTAATCAAGTCGAATCTGTTGCACACAGTGCCGACGCTGATATAGTTGTAATAACTGATCAAAAATTCAGCAGATACCCGTGTCCTTTTATAATTGAAAAAATACAGGAACAACTAAGCAAGTGTCCGCGATTGTACTTGTGCCTGAACAGACATTATATCAATCTTGACAACAGCTATCACGACACAAGTTTAAGCGCAGACTTTCCCGTTGCTATTGCTCAATGGTTGAGAAAAAACTTATCCGAGTTTAATGTCTTAGATTTGAGTCTCAACTACAGAGACTACGGTCAAAACTTTACTTGGGCAGTGCCAGATCGACATTTTTTTATTGAGAACCTTGATGCCAAAAATTATTGAATGGTTTAATCAGAGTGGAATCAAGACTGACTGGAAAACACAATACATTAGATATCGACTGGGCCGTCTCAAACACCAATACTGGCTATGGAATAGAAAAAACCCCACGCAGGCCTTGGTAGATGAGTACGACTACTCGATCTTGAAAAATTGTCAACCAGGACACACAGTATTTTTTGCCAGTGCTGGATACTACCTGAAAGACATCTGGCCCGAAATTGATGTGGTTGAAATGCACCCAGTGGTACAAACATTTTATCCTGACATATATGTTTGCCAAGATCGGTCTCAACTGAGTAACATACTGCCCTGGAAGGTGGACAATTTTGCCATAGTAAACAATCGCGGTGACATTTGGACTGAACTTGAAAACATCACAGAATATTGTAAACACTATGTTCAGACAATGAATGATGGTTGCAGATTTTTTTACAGTTTCCGTGATACCCAAATAGTTGGGATAAACAGACTGACCACAGATATGGAACAACACTTTTTAGAGTGGGCAGAGTCATTGAAAAGCATTGGCCTTGATTTGGTATGGAATAGCATTGACTTCAAACGAAAAGTGCCTGATCAAAATGGGTACTACGATCAATTGGAAAATCCTGATACTACCAACGGCAATTTAAAGTTTTGGTTTGTATACAACGGCCAGGCATGGAACATAGTAAAATGAATATTGTTTGCTACACTGGCGGCACCTGTGGAGACATGATCTCGGCCATACTTGATCCCAATGGCACACGATTTAGACATACGTCAGTGATGATGGACGACCCCAATAGATCACGTTTAAAAAAACCTCACCTGTTCCAGTCTGACCTGGATAAAGACCAGTACTTGATCGAAATAGAAAAAAAATATCAATCTATTCCTAGTCATGATTTAGATTATCATGTTCGTAAAAAACATAATTTTATAGGTATTACCGTACAAGACCAAGCAGTGGCATTATGGGCCGCAAAACGATTCAAGCAACTGCATCGTGCCCATGTGTGGGAAGAAATGGTTGCCGCATGTGGTGCCAATACTGTAGAAGGTTATGCACAAATGATGATTGATTTTTCTAATCTTGTCAAGTTGCACACGGATTGCACTGTGACACTAGAATCTATACGTGCAGGTACTGCACTAGACAACCCTATACTAAAAACGGCCAACAAAAACTTCTATCGTAATTGGATGGACTTGCAAAACGGTACGTTTATAATATAATGCTCTGTTTGTGAATATTCTTAAAACATGCATTTTATTAATCCAATTATTTTGACTTTACTGGGTTAAGTATGTTATACTAACACAATGAAAAGATGCACAATACAAATCCGGGATGAAGTAAATATCAAACTAGAAGGCCTAGATTTGGATGCTCGCAAAGCTCTGGTCAACGCTTTTAAGTATGACGTTCCGTATGCACGTTACTTGCCTGCTGTGAGACTGGGACGTTGGGATGGCAAAGTTTCATACTTCCAGCTAGGTGGTAGCACTTACACAAACTTGCTACCCGAGATTCTTCCCATACTTGAAAAGTTTGATTACGACATTGAACTGGATGACCAACGAGAATATTCAAACACATTTGAGTTTGAACAGGTGCGTGAGGATTCGTTTGCACACATCATGTGGCCTAAAGGGCATCCGCAAGAAGGTACACCTATTGTGATGCGTGACTACCAGGTGGAGATTGTGAACAGTTTCCTAGCCAATCCACAGTGCCTGCAAGAGGTGGCAACAGGTGCAGGTAAAACTATCATGACGGCCGCATTATCAAATGCTGTTACGCCATATGGACGATCAATCGTTATTGTGCCCAACAAGAGTCTAGTGACACAAACAGAAAAAGACTACATCAACATGCAACAGGATGTGGGCGTGTACTTTGGTGACAGAAAAGAATATGGACGTCAGCATACCATATGCACTTGGCAAAGTCTCAACATCTTGTTAAAGAACACCAAAGCAGGTGTGGGTGACTGTACCATTGGCGAGTTCCTGGAAGGTGTGGTATGTGTTATTGTGGACGAAGTACACATGGCCAAAGCAGATGCACTCAAAACCTTGTTAACTGGTGTCATGTCCACAGTGCCAATTAGGTGGGGATTGACTGGAACCATACCCAAAGAAAAGTTTGAAAGCCAAGCATTGCTGGTCAGTCTTGGACCTGTTATCGGACGCCTCAGTGCCAACGAACTGCAACAACAAGGTGTGCTGGCCAATTGCCATGTGAACATTGTGCAGTTGGTAGATCATGTGGAGTTTAAAGAATACCAAAGCGAGCTTAAATACTTGCTTGAGGAATCAGGTAGACTGGACACCATAGCAGAACTCATACGTAAAGTAAACGAAACAGGCAACACACTGGTGCTTGTGGACAGGGTAGCCGCAGGCAATGCCCTGGTAGAACGACTGGGTGAGCGAGCTGTGTTTGTGTCTGGTGCCACCAAAGCAAAGGATAGACAAGACGAATATGATGAGGTGGCTGATGCGACTGACAAAATTTTAGTATGCACCTATGGAGTTGCTGCCGTGGGAATCAATGTTCCTAGATTGTTTAATGTTGTTATGGTCGAACCAGGAAAAAGTTTTGTGCGTGTTATTCAAAGCATAGGCAGGGGCTTAAGAAAAGCAGAGGATAAGGACTATGTTAATATTTACGATATAACTAGCACCTGTAAATTTGCTAAAAGGCATTTACAAAAAAGAAAAGTTTTTTATAAAGAAGCCGGATATCCAATGTCCTTAGAGAAATTAGAATGGATGAAAATCGCTTGACTTTTTATCACAAATACTGTATTATAACAACATGCGAATCCTTACATTAGACAACTCCTATTACGATTTAAACCATCTGCCCGAAGAAGTAGATGACATGCGTTTTGCCATATTAGATAATTCTAATCCAGCAGAACCAGACTATCATTTTATCCCACTTATCTTTTTGGAAAGTTTTAATGCTCCTGCCCTGGTCTTGAGAATAGGAAACACAACAATCAAGATGCCCATGGACTGGCAAATACTCATAGGTGAACCCGACATAGGTGACCTTGAAGTGTTGCCACTAACAAGTATAAACGATCGTGGGTTCAGAGTGTTTCAATTCAATCCTTTGTCAAGTTACAGACCCAGTTTTCCCGATATAGAAATCTTAGATGTGTATCATGAAGTAAACTGGTATGCACCCAAACTCAAGAACGGTCAGATGTTGGCCGTGCCCTTGAATGATGATGCAGAACCTGACTGTGTTTACTTTGTGAAAGACGTCAGTCGCAACTGTGAGATTGTTGACTACACCAAGGCCTGGTAATATGCCCTATACTGAATCAGAAATATTTGAAATAATTAATCGCTTGTCCCGAGTATACTTGGAAAGTTATCCGGACGATCGAGAGGGGCTTGAACGTTTTTTACGTTGGGCACATTTGCAGTATGGCTACAAGTATGGGCAGTCTTAAACCAGGTGCCACATACATTTACGAAAGTCCAGATGGAGGAGAAACTGTGTATGCTCGTGAAGCAGGTTCTACGGAGCGTCACATGATTGGGCAAAGCATAAAGGCCGCAGGCCTAGTAAAAGACCTTGAACAAGACCGGTTGTGGGGCAACATTCGTCGAGCCGCCAAAACCAATACCACTTTACAAGATGCCCTAGACCGTGCTATAATGATTTATAATTTAAGCAAACATGAGTGACAAACTAACCATTGCCAATGAAATGCGCCAGTTTGATCGCAAGAACAGAAACTTCTACGACGAGCTTACCGACGAAGAAAAGAAAAAGTTTTCAACCTATCTCATGATACGTTGGGGATCCGCGGTAGAAGGCTCACGTGAGTTACAAGAGTTTTACGTTATTGCTTGTAACGAACGATTAAACAAACATTTTTTTAGTGTGAGCAAGCATCCTAAACTGCAATGGCTCATGGCCACAACAGTGAGTCCTAACATGGGCACACCCAGACACGTTTGGATTGCTCCCAAGAAAAAAGAAGCAGGACTCAGCGCCAAACGCCGAGCACTCGTGGCCATATATCCACACTACAAAGATGATGAAATAGATGTCATGTGTGAAATAACCACCCAAAAAGAAATTGACGAATACAATCGTCTAGCAGGCAATGACAAGAAATGACATTCACGTGCGAATACTGCAAGAAGACTTTTGCTAGAGAAACATCAATAGCAGTTCACATGTGTGAACCCAAACGCAGAAGACTAAACAAAGATGAACCGGGTGTGCGCATGGGGTTCCAAGCATACATCCGGTTCTACGAAACCATGCAAGGGTCTGCCAGGAACAAAACACACGATGATTTTTGTGAGAGTGCATACTACCGAGCCTTTGTAAAGTTTGGGCACTATTGTGTAAACACCCGAGTTGTTGCACCGGATCGTTTTATGACGTGGTTGTTGAAAGAACAAAAGAAGATAGATCACTGGTGTAGTGATCGAGTGTATACCGAATATCTAATGCAGTATCTGTTGGTGGAAGCGGTGAACGATGCACTGGCTCGTGCCATAGAATAC